TACAAGTAAACAGTTACGTCTCCTGTTACAGTACCAGTCCTAATAAGTGGTAGTCTTACATAGTCTACTCGGTCATACCCTGAAGGTACTACAAAAGTCTGTGCTAGTAGTGTACCTGAAATACCATAACTCCAAGTGTCTGTTCCTGTGTACGAGGCTAATAGTGTACTCATTATACTTCTCCCGTCAAATTAGAATCTTCTGTTAATTCGTCTACTGTTTCTAAAGCAGTAGTTTCTATAACAACCTGTATGTCGTTTTTACCTAGTATAAATCTCGGTAAAACATCATCATAATCCACCTTATCCCCGTCTACTAGAACCTCTCTTTTATCCGTGTCTATAATTAGCTTTTCGTCTGCTGCATAAGTTCTGGTAATCTCTACACTATCTCCTGTAGTAATATTAGAAAACACTACGTTTGATACATTAGTAGCCGAAGTAATTTCCATTGTAAACTTAGGAAGTGGTGTGTAAGTACCTGCAAACTCTACTTCTTCGTTATAAGTAGCCGAGCTTTCTCCTGCACTACCTAAAACTGTATAGCTACCAGTAGACTCTGCAACCCCTTCATAAGCAAACACGTATAAATTGTAATTGGCTCTTGAAATATCAAAGTGCTTCATATCCACATTAAAGTCTTCTATATAAGCTCTGAAGTTTCTAGTCCTAGCTTCTTCCTGCCAAAGCACTCCTCCAAGCCTAAAATCGTCATTGTCTTCCATTAGTGAATTGTAATTTACTTTCAGGCTAATGTACTCTCCTACTGAATACGGGTCTATTGTTCCTGTTATATCCATATCTCGTACTAAAAAGCTCACATAATTCCACCCTCTTTCAAACGCTGTTCCATCATACTGCTTAGAAACTGTGTCCGAATAGTAGTTACTAGAGTCATTTCCGACCGATAGTTCAATAGTGGTTACTCCTGTTGTTTGTGGTATGTACACCCAAGCTTCAAAAGCTCCTTCGTTTCCATAACTAGACAAGTCTGTTTCTGTTCCTGTTTCACTATACACTCCACAATAGGTATTAGCGTTACTTGTTTCTGTATCAAACCTTACTGCTCCGTCTCCATACTGAAACACCTCTTCGTCAAAGGATAGCTCTTCCGAGTCTCCTTGTAGCTGCCAACCAGTAGAGTCTTCTAAATCTGTAAACACATGGTAATTAACCGATACTCTAAAGTATCTGTCCGACTTGTCAAAAGCCTCAGAGTACTCGTTTAATACTTCTTGTAATGTTAAATCGTCAGTAGCTCGTATAGTTCCATTAGCCGATATAGTTCTTTCGTCTATTTTCTTATCCACAACAGTACTACCCTCGAATCTAGCGTTTCGTATCTTTTGTATAGAAGTAAAACTCCCTCTAAAATTAGAAAGTGTTTCCACCCCAAACTTCTTGTTACTTAGATTTTGACTCCCATACAGTATCAGATTCTTCATAGTAGGTTGTAATTAGCTAATCTATTTTGTCTTGCTGTCGCTTCGTTTACAGCTTCCAGTATTGTCGCTTTCAAGTTATCCACACCAGTTACAGGAGCGTTTACATTTATCACTATATCTCCTCCACCCATCATTCTGTTGGTGTCTTCTTTGTTGTATACATGGCTTCCTCTTGGTAAATTGACTAGCTCAGCACCTCTCTCTCCCACCATAGTCCAGCCGCCTGAGACTGCTCCACCCGTAGCACTTCTGTCTCCCCAGCCACCACCTCCAGATCCACCACCAGCTCTTCTCCAGTTAGGGAACAAAGACTCTAATGAGAAGAAGTCTCTAATGTTTTCTCCCATCATAGCCAAGTTATCTCTTAATATTTCAGCCCAGTTTTCAATCATATCCTTAAAGCTTGGCATTTCAAATATGTCATCCCAGTCTAGTCCAGCTTCAAAGTCTCCAAGTATCTTGTTCATATCTCCAATAGAAGCACCAAAGTCATCTACCATAAAATCATTAGCTTTAGCGTGTTCTCCCTTTTCTTTTTCTAGTTGTTCTTGTAATTCAGTTAATCTTTCTTCATGCTTTTCTTTTAGTATCTCTATCTCATCTTTGGCTTCTCCTATCTTAATCTTTTTAATATCTTCAGAGTGCTTTTCCAACATCTGCATATCCTTATCCAGTTGCTCTTGTAGTGCAGAAGTCTTTTCCTCAAAACTTTCCTTCGCAGCCTGATTCTCTTGGTCATACTGTTCTTTTAGCTTTGCTAGTTTCTCTTCTCCAGCAGCTCTTTCTTCCTCTATGGCTCTAAGAATCTGCTGTAACCTTTCATCTTTATTCTCGTCATCTAGTTGCTCTGTCTGTCTATAATACTCTTCTAGGCTCTTAATCTTGTCCTCTGTAGACTCTTCTATCTCACCCTTCTCTTCCTCGTATCCTTTGTCCCTTTCAGCCTGTTCCTCTTCAAACAGCTTCTTTTCCTCTGCAAGTGCTTCCTTGTTAGCCTTGATTCTCTCTCGTGCATTTCTTACTATTGTAGCCAGTTGCTCCTCATAAGCTTTGTTCTCAGCTTCTATTTGCTTTTTAATGTTTTCAATAGACTCGGCAGCCTGTCCTGCACTATCAGCTATTGCATTGTTTGCTGCTTTACCAGCACTGCCCATTCTTGGAAATCCAGTAGTTATCTTGCCGATAGAGTCATTTATCTGGATGTTTTTTATGTATGTATAGCCTAATACTGCCAACAAAGCACCTAAAAGAGCTGTAACCAGTAGTATAGGCGAAGCTAATGCTCCAAGAGCACCTGTTAGCCCACTGACTAATAGTGTAACAGAGGATATTACCTTCATAGCCATCAAAACTGTTACAACAGCCACCAAAGCCCCTGCAACCCCAATAAGCACGGGTACTAGAGCCTTGAAGGTGTTAAACATTCTCAGTCCACCTTCTACCACAGCTCTTAGAGCCAAAACTACTACCAATGCTACCTTTTTAAGTTGCTCTATTGATTTCAAGATAGCGTCAGTAACACTCTTGCTTGTTTCTAAAGCACCACTAAACATACCTACCTGAATAGCAGCAATCTTTATGTTGTTCTTGATAACATTCCATGCTCCTGCCAATGTGCCTGCCTGTTCAGCCATAAGTCCAGCATACTTATCCTCACTCAACTGCATTACAGTATCTTGTACATCTTCAAAGGATATGTTGAGCTTGTCTAGGTTCTGAGACAAATCTTGTACTGATATTCCAAACTTGTCTGCTAAAGCCTGTGCTACTGGCAAACCTGTTTCTGCCAACTGCAAAAGCTCCTGTCCCATTAGCTTTCCCTTCGCTTGTACCTGACCTAAAGCTCTTACTAATCTTTCAAAAACATCATCTCCAAGTGCAGCTGATATATCTCCAAGACTTTCCATTAGAGGAATAACTTCCTCAATAGCAAACCCATAAGCCAAAATCTGCTGAGCCATAGCATTGAGTTCGTCTAGCTCAAATGGACTTGCTTGAGAAATTATCTGTATATCATGAAGTAGTGCTTTTGCACCAGCCATAGATCCAGTTAGCGAAGTGAATGTCTTTTCTAGTTTCTCGTAGTCTGCAATACTTTTAACAACAACAGCACCCAACGCAGTAGCAGCACCCGTAGCAATAGCAGCCACCTTAGCAAAGTTTCCAACACTCTGTTTAAGCTGACTAAACCCAGCTTTAGCCTTGTCGTCTAAAAGAACTTCAATAATTACTTTCTTTTTAGTGTCTGCCATTCATTTTCGAGTTTAGTTTATTTCTGGCTCTATTATCTTCTAGCCTTTGTCTCTCGGAGTCCATAGCGTCTATGTAAGCCAGTAGTTCTATCCACTCCCAACTCTCTTCTAGCACTTCACTTGGCAGCTTTTGGTATCTCTTACATATCCTTTGTATCAATAGCTCAATGGGAACTTGACCCTTTCCATAGACTATTGCGTCTCTAAGGACACTCTTTAAGCTTTTTTTTCAGTACCCTCCAACATCTTTCTAGTGTCAAGACCAATTTGGTTTTGCACCTTTAGATAGTCTGCCGCCGATAACTCTTCTAAGTACTTTGTACTAGGCTCTATTTCCTTGTCTCCACTTTTAATGGACACACAGAAAATAGGAAACAGCTTGGGTATGTTCACTATAAGAACACCAGCGTCAATATCGGTAGAGCCTTTCCCAAGCATTGTGTCTCCAAACATTATATTCATCACCTCCATTACCTCTTTCCCTTTCCAATCGGTAATAAAGTATAGTTTGTCTTTTCCTATTTTAACTTCCTCGCATTGTCTCCCTTTTATCTCCATTTACTTACTTACTAAAATTATAAGGTTGTTACTGTTCCTTTCATAAGTCCGTTAGTCTCGTCATCATAGTTAGCAGTAAATCCAAATGTCTGCTCTACAATTCCGTCTAAATCGGTACTTCTGTTCCAGTCCTTGAATAATACGCTAGGGAACTCTATCTCCCAGCTGTATACTCCATTATTCAAATCTATTACCATAGCTTTAGCAGTATCATCTAATGCAAAATCTCTGATAGTAGAAGCGTCATAGGTAATAGTTATGTCTCCTGTTACTGACATCCTTCCATTCATTATGTCATCAGGTTCTGTACTTCCATTAGCCCAGTCAATAGTTACATTCTTCTCTATGTTTAATTGGAAGTTTTTAACTGTCATTGCAGTTGGACTTGATAATCCTGCGTAGTTAGTAGCATACCCAAAGGTTACATCATCTGGTGTAAATAGGGTAGCACTTGTAGAGTATGAAGGTGTTAAAGTCCCTGCTGTTTCTTTAGCAGCCATAAACTCCATACTAAGGTTCACATAATCATCGGTATTACAAGTAATAGTACAGCTATTAAGCATACCTCTTGCGTAGGTGTTATCTCCCTCTACTGGGTCTGCTGTAGCTATTGTGAATGAATTATGTATATTACTGTTTTCTATCTCATACACAACTGGAGTACCAGTTCCTGCAGCACCAAATATCATTCTATTTAGTGGTGTTAGGAAGCTGTCATACAGCCTCATTGTAACAGTACCCTGAGAATACTCCTTAGAGACATTCTCTTTTAGAGGAGATTCTATTCTCCCCATACCTGAATCGTCAGTAACAAACTCTACAACAGGAATAAATCCCTGTCCTGTGTGTGGATACCACTCACTTGTAGTTGGGTCTACTTTTGTACCCCTTATTGACTCAACAGCAAAAGCAATTTCTTGTCTTGCTCCGACATGCTCGTTTGCCATTATTTCTTAGAACTTAATTTATTTATTTCTTCTTCGGTTAGCACCTTTCCTACACTAGGTACAAAAGCTTTAACCTCTGGTTTCAGCTCCTCAGCTTTAGGTTTGGACTCCTCAGTCTTCTTTGTCTTAGCCACGACTTATGTTTTCCTTAACAATTAAATTAACGACTCTCTTATATAGACCTAGCTCATCATCATAATCATCAGAGTAGGTCGGATTAAAAGACCAATCAACTCCTAAACTTGTCATAGTAGTAAAGTCTAAAAGTCCAGTCTTCACATAATCCCAAGCTTCACGAAGCCTTAGCATAGCTTCTTCAACCTTTTCCTCTTCACTCTGTTTATCTATTATACCATAATTGACACACAGACTAACCTCAATATTTGTATTAAACTCAACATTTCTATTGTCTACACTTGAACCTTCTCCACTGCTGTCTAGCAGTATTACAAAAGGATACCCGTCATCTTGAACCCAGTTAGGATAGGTGTACACCCCCTTAAAAGAAGTAGTACCTGTTCCATCTGTGGAAGTCCAAGAAAGGTTAGTAAAATAAGTCTTCAGGTTTCCCATTACTGTTGCTATGTTCATTGTGTATACTTATCAAGTAATTTAGACATTTCCTTTGGTAAAATCGTGTTGTTAAACCTTTTTTCTATTTCTGTTATCTGTCTTGGAGAACCCTTTTGATACTTCTGAGTACCTCTT